TATGGAACTGGCACTACTAAGAACGCTCATGGATAAGGACTTCCATGACAATCACAAGGGCATACGCTGCCCCAACAATATCTTTAGCAAAGACGGACGTAAGGTTAAGGCAACCATTGACCATGCAATCACTACATATGGTAGGTCAGTTACACCTGTAGAGGTGGAGGCACTGTTCTTCTCTAAGAACCCTACACTAACCACAGCACAGAAGGATTCCTATCAGACTATCTTTGATAAGGTAGACAGGGAAGTAGTGATGGGTGCTGATGTAGCAGGGGATGTGCTGTCTGATATGTTCCGACAGTTGGTAGGTGAAGAGGTAGCTAACCTAGGATTTGAATATGTTAATGGTGAGCATCTATCACTAGAGCCACTACGTGCTATCCTTGAGAACTACAATGAAGACTTCACACCTAACCTGTCAGTTGAGTGGGCTGACATTGATATGGATTACCTACTAAAGAAGAGTGACCTTGAGGCTCAGTGGACATTCAACCTACCTACCCTGTCACGTAAGGTGGAGGGAGTTAACGGGGGTCACCTGATTATGATTGGTGCCCGACCAGAGACAGGTAAGACTTCAAGCCACGCATCATTCATTGCTGGCCCTAAAGGTTTTGCAGAGCAGGGTGCTAAGTGCATAGTGTTATGTAATGAGGAAGCAGTACACAGGGTAGCAGCACGTTACTTGAATGCATCCACAGGTATGACACTCAATCAAATACGGGATAACCCCAGTGGTGCTAGGGCTAAGTACCAGCGTATCAAGGACAATGTTAGGTTCATTGATGCAACAGGTAAGGATATGACTTGGGTAGAGTCTGTAGTCAAATCATACACACCTGATGTTGTTGTACTAGACATGGGAGATAAGTTTGCTAGGGCTAATGGTGCTGCCCGTGAGGACATTATGCTCAAGGCAAACGCTATCTATGCAAGAGACATTGCCAAGCAGTATGAATGTGCTGTATTTTATATGTCACAGCTAGGTGCGGAGGCAGAGGGCAAGGTAATCCTTAACCAATCTATGATGGAAGGTTCAAAGACAGGTAAGGCATCCGAGGCTGACCTTATGTTACTGATTGCTAAGAACCCTGCCATTGGTGATGATGATACATCAGAAGATCCTATGCGTCATATCAACATAACTAAGAATAAACTAACTGGATGGCATGGTAAGGTTACCTGTATGCTTGATGGAAGGATTGCAAGATATGGAGTATGATCAATTAAACTTATTCATTGACGAAGAAGAGTTGTACGCTACCCACCCTGTAAGTGAGGACATAAAGATATGTTCAAAGTGTATGCATACCCTACCTCAGTCAGCCTTTAGCACTGCCAGTGGAGGTAGTTACCTAAGGCCAGAGTGTAAGGCATGTGCATCCTCACTAACCAAGGTACGTAGACAGCTAAGGGAAGTACATGGTCAACCTCCTTTAGGGTACGACTGCCCTATCTGTTTATGTGATGAAGAACAGGCAGAGGGTAAGGGTGGCAATGCATCTGCATGGGTACTAGACCATGACCATGATACAGACGACTTCAGAGGTTGGCTGTGCCATAGTTGTAATAGAGCATTGGGTTGCTTCAATGATGATGTACCTCGTATGAAGAGGGCCATTAAATATATTAAGGGTAAGCTATGATAACAATACTAGATGTGGAGAACACCACCTGTAAGAGGGATGGTAAGCAGCACTTTGACCCTTTTGAGGCAGAGAATGAGCTGGTGATGGTTGGTATGTTACAGGTAGACACAATAGCTAGGCCCGTTAAAGGGGTAGAAACTGTAGTTACCTTTACCCATTCAGACGAAGAGCCTACTGTAGATGGGGCTGCTATAACTCAGACCATCTTAGATGATACCACTCTACTGGTCTGTCACAACGCAGTGCATGACCTTACATGGATATGGGAGTGTGGGTTTAAGTACGAAGGTAAGATCTATGACACCATGTTAGGTGAGTACATACTTAACAAGGGTATCAAGTCTCCTCTTAACCTAGGCTTTGTATCTGCACAGTATCAACTGGAAGAACAGAAGCTGGATACTATGGCTGACTACTGGAAGTCTGGCACATCTACAAAGGACATTCCCTTTGACGAGTTGGACGAGTACCTACGCTATGACCTACGCTCTACTCTTGGTGTCTACAGGAAACAGATGAAGCGGTTTGCTACAGAGGAGAATGAGAGCCTACAGTCTGTCACTGACCTGACTATGGACACATGCCTAGAACTGGCACTGATCTACAAGCGTGGCATCAAGGTTGACCTAGTAGAGTTGAACAAAGTAAAGACTGAGTTTGAAGAGGAGAGAGCTGCACTATCTGAGGAACTGAACGAGTTTGTAGAGGAGCTAATGGGTGATACCCCATTCAACATCAACTCACCTGAGCAACTATCTGCATTAGTATTCTCTCGTAAGCCTACTGACAAGAAGAAGTGGGCCTTGAGTGTTAATGCATTCATGTCTGACTCTGCATTCAAGGATGCTATGCGCTCTATGACTGGCCCTGTCTATAAGACTAAGGCTGCTAAGTGCTTCATGTGCAGTGGTACTGGCATGGTTCAGTTGCTTACTAAGAAGGGTACGCCTCGTAAGAACAAGAACATCTGTAAGGAATGTAACCGACAAGGCTTCACCCTAAAGAACACTAAAGAACTTGCAGGTCTTAAGTTCACACCTCCTAAGGCTACGTGGGCTAGTGCTAGTGGCTTCAGTACAGGTAAGGGTATCCTTGAAACATTCGAAGCAACCGCTAGAGGCAAGGGCATGGAGCGTGAGGGTAACTTCTTACAGAAGCTTCGTAGGCTTAACGCTATTGAGTCTTACCTATCCTCCTTTGTAGGTGGCATTGAGAAGTTCACTAAGGCTGACGGTATGCTGCATGTACAGTTAACTCAGCACATTACTTCTACAGCTAGACTGTCAGGGAGAAATCCTAATATGCAGAACATGCCAAGGGGTGGTACGTTCCCAGTTAAGCGTGTATTCATATCTCGTTGGGAGGGTGGCAAGATCATGGAGGCTGACTTCGGACAGCTTGAGTTTCGTGTAGCAGCTTTCCTATCACAGGATAAGACAGCCATTAAGGAAGTCCTTGAAGGGTTTGACGTACACCAATACACAGCAGACATTATCACTAAGGCAGGTCAGGCTATAGGCAGACAGATTGCTAAGATGCATACCTTTGCCCCGTTGTATGGAGCGTCAGGTTATGGTCGTACACCAGCAGAGGCAGAATACTATACTCACTTTATGTATAAGTATCGTGGCATAGCAGAGTGGCATAAGAGGCTGGCTACTGAAGCCTTGTCTGAGAGAAAGATTACAACACCTTCGGGTAGGCAGTTCGCCTTTCCTGATGTGTCAAGAAGGCGTGATGGTACCGTAACTAACTTTACCATGATTAAGAACTATCCAGTTCAGTCATTTGCTACGGCAGATATAGTGCCAGTTGCACTGCTGATGATGGAGAAAACCATGAAAGAGAGGGGCTTACAAAGTTGCATAGTTAATACAGTTCATGATAGTATGGTTATAGATGTACACCCTGACGAGCAGGCAGCTATGATTGCTGTTGTAGTGGAAGTAGAGAGTAAGTTAGTAAGCACAGTAAATAAACTGTGGGATATTGATTTCAACTTACCTCTATCACTAGAAGCTAAGATGGGAAACAATTGGTTAGATCAAGTAGATTGCTAAATAGCAAAAAGGAAAAGTAATATGAGTGAAGTAGCTTTAAACCAAGTAAGTCAAGAAGAGTTAATGCGCCTAACAGGTATGGCTAACGAGACAGGAGGTGGTGGTTCTAAGAACAAGCTAGCCCGTCTACGTATGTGGCATACACCTTTGATGGGTGTCGTTGAGATTGATGGTAAGAAGAAGAAGATGGAGGTAGTAGAGGCAGGGCAGTATCGTTTGGAGTTAGAAGACGGCACCTTTGCTTATGCACCTGAGGCTAACGTGCGATTCTTCATGCAGTCATTCATGTATAAGCGTTACATTGCTGACGGCCCTGACAAACGCTATGTTAAAACTCTTATGTCTGATGATCTTAACTCGGATCTTAAGGACACAGATGGTGGGTTCAACTGTGGTAAGCCTGCAGGTTTCATTGAGGATTGGAATGCAGTACCACAGGAGATGAAGGATCTTATCAAGTCAGTGAAGCGTGTACGTGCTTTGTTTGGTGAGATTGATATGGTTGGTGCCGTCAATGAGAAGGGGGATTCTATTGATGTACCTAGTACTCCATTCATTTGGGAAGTAGATAACCGTGAGGCATTCAAGACCTTTGGAGATTCTTTCAAGGAGATTGCAAGACGTAGCCGTTCCTTCATTCAGTTCAGCATTAATGTAACTGCGTTAGAACGTGAGATGAACAATGGTCAGTCCTACTTTGTACCTAAGGTAGACGTTGACTTCTCTTCTGACCTAGCTATTACAGAGCATGTATTAACTATGCACCGCAATAGTTCAGAATGGATTACTCAGTACAATGACTACATCAACTCAGAGTTTACTGCTAAAGCGGTAGAGACTTTGAACACTGCAGATGAAAGTCTAGTTAATGAGTTTATAGATGTGGAGTAAGCATGAACATACACGAATTAATGGTACAAAAATATCTTAATAGTGTAGTGGCAGGGAAGGGTGGCATGAGTCGCCCTGTCCTTGACTTCATGGTTAACGATGTTAAATTAGC